GAGGATTATCTGGATTAGTTGTGTAGGACCTGATGTTTCGTCCTTGAATATTTTTAAATGTACTCATTTAACCTCTAGTTATTTTTTAGAAGCCATCCTTGAGTATCGTCTGTGAATACCAAAGTAAAGCCCGCTCTTTCAGTTGCTACTGTTAAGTCTGCTGCTGAACCTTGAATGTTTTTACTATTTCTTCCGATAGTTAAATTATTAGTGTCAAAGGTTCCTGCATAATCAACGACCGCTACTTCATCACCAATAGTTGGTGAACTAGGTAAAGTCAAAGTCCATGCACCACCTGATGTGTTTGCAAAAATACCTTCACCAGCTGCTGCTGTGTAAGTTGTAGTTTTAACTGCTTGCCATGAAGTTCCACCTGCATCGGCTTCCTCCCATGATAAAACTCCACCTGTTGTTGATTTTAAAAGATAGCCGTTTCCTCCTGCTACCGCGCCTGGCCACGTTATAGTGTAAGATCCACTTACTGTAGCCGCCGACTTCATTCCTATGTATGCACTGTCATCACTATCTGCTAGTCTAAGTTCTTTCTGAGAATTAATTATTAAACCTGTTCCTGCTGTCCAGATTAAATCTGCGTCACCGCCAAATGAACCTGAATTATTAAATTGTACTTGTGTTGTTGAACCCCCTGGTGAAGTTGCTGCACCAAAACCAACATCATAAACTCCTGTGTTAGTTGCTACACCATCAAAATATACTAGCTTCCAACCTTTATCATCTGTTGCCCAAGTAACTGTTGCACCTGAACCTGAAGCTGCTTTTAATTGTACTGTGTGACCACCAGATGTGCCATTATTTATAAGGTAAAAATTTTCTGTAAGAACTGGAAAAGTTATAACTCTGTTTCCAGATATTGTTCCTGTAAATTTTATAACTCTTGTTGCAACAGCTGAACCAGTTCCACCATCTGTTTTGTCAACAGCTTGTGTTCCAGCACCGCCTGCGATTGATAGTTCGACATATCCACCAGAGATTTGCTCTATGATATTTAAATTTGTATTTGTTTTTGTTCCCCAAGTACCAGCGTTTTCGCCAGTTGCCATTAGCTCTACGCCGAGAGGTGTGTATGTTGAAGCCATTCTTTAATCTCCTAATTATTCTTATTAATATTGTGTTTTGTATAGCAAGTCAACATCATTTTAACCGGTATGTGTTTTATCCGTATATGATGCGCTTGTGTTATGTGTCTTATTTGAATAAGACGCAGAAGTATTATTCGTTTTTATACTGTACGACGCGCTAGTATTATAGCTTAAATCTCTAGTATATAAAGGTGAAACTTCACCTAATGAAACAGTTGCAGATTGACCAGTTAATCCTACAATTTGATCTGGAATAGTTAAAGTTCCAATACCAGATGTTGCAGCAAGTCCTGTTAATCCTACAGCTTGGTCTGCTGGATCTAAAGTTCCAACACCAGAAGTCATTGCTTGACCTGTAGGAATTATTGTAACACTAACCGGTATAGTTAAAGTTCCTAAACCAGATGTTGCAGCAATACCTGTTAATGATACGTCTTCATTTGGAACAGTTACACTACCTAATGCAGAAGTTGCACCTATTCCAGATGGAGTAATTATAACTCCTGACTCAATAACAAATTCTCCTACTGCGGATGTTGCAGCAAGTCCTGTTAATGGAATTCCAACGTTTGGTATTGTAGGTGTACCAACTGCAGAAGTTGCTTCTAAACCAGTTAGACCCATTACTTGATCTACAGGAGTTATTGATCCTACTGCTGATGTTGCACCTAAACCAGTTAGACCCATTACTTGATCTGCTGGATCTAATGTTCCTACTGCTGATGTTGCTGCTTGACCTGTTAAAGTTTGAGATACTGAAACGTCAATTGTTAAACTACCTAAAGCTGATGTTGCTGCTTGACCTGTTAAGTCTACAACATTTGAAATAACATTTGTTACTGAACCTAAATTTGTAGTTGCACTAACACCTGTTGGTGTAACAATAATATTAAAAGTACCACCCCAAACTTGTGATCCCCAATTATCTCTACCCCAACCTGTATCATAGTAATCGGCATCACCCCAATCAGCTTGACCCCATGCTGGATGACCCCAACCTTGTAAAATATTTTGATCTAAATCACCACCAGTATTCCACGAACCTGCACCCCAATTTACATTGGATGCGTTCCATGTTGTAGGGTTAACAATGGCTTGTTGACCCGTTACTGATACTGTAACGTCAGCCATGCTTTACTCCTATGCTATTCTGATAATTGCGTCTGATGAGTCAGCTGTTGGAAACTGAATTGTAAAAGTTCCGTTAGTTGCAGTTTTATCTCCACCAAAATCTATACAACAAACTGATGGGTCTCCTGAAGCAGAGTCATTAAAAATCATACATCCTCTTGCTGTAAAAGAAGCTGATGTCCAAGATATATCTGAAAAGTCACAGACTGCTGTTGTACTTGATGCAACAGGTGTTACACTTGTTAATGCTTTTCCTTTAGCACTGTAAGCTGATCCTGATGTGTTAGATATTTCTTCTGAAGTTGTGTACGCAGTTGTACCCGCACCTAAACTAGCATCACTATCGTAAAGTGCTATGTTAAATGTATTACCTGATGATGCAGTAAAATTATGTACTGCTTTTAATATTTCTACTTTGAAACTTGTGCAAATTGCCGATGTTATTGCCATAATTTTTTTCTCCTAATTACTGAGGCGCTGACTCGATTGGTATTCTTAATGTTCCATCCGTGTAATCGTCTCGTCTTCTTCTTCCAATTTGCATTGCTGCAAACTTTTGTACTTCAGTTTTATACTTCTGTTCGTATAATGTCAACATATCAGTTGGACCTTTTAAGAAAGTAAATGCTTCTGCTAAACAAGCATATAAAAGCCCATTAGGGAAATATTGACTAACATATGTAGTAGTATTACTACCACTTAAAGCTTGTGGAAGTTTGTTATAATGAATTATATATTGATAATTAGCATTTGGTGTAGGAGCTAAATACATACCTCCTGATGTGCTAGAAGACACTCCTGTAGCACCACCAAACATAGAATAATATTTAGGGTATCCTGTAACATCTGCTCCTGATGCAGTAGAACCTTTTGGTCCTGTTAAGTTACCAATATACTCTGATATAAAAGTTTGATCACGTCTTTCTAACCACTGACCTTGTTCATTAGTATTTGCAGTAGATGGAAATACTTGTACACCTCTTACAAATAAACATTCAGCAGGTACGTTTATACTTTGTGTATCTGTTGCAAATTGTGCTTGTGCTTGTTTCCTGTCAGAATCCATAGGTATATCAGATGCAATTCTGTATTCTGAATTCATGATAAATTGATCTACAATAGTAGATGTAAAAACATTGGAGTCTACTTCTGAGTAGTCTCTAATTGCAGTCGTTAATGTTGCGTATGTAAATCCAGCCATAATTAACCTCTATCATTTACGGGTCCAATTGTACACTGAAAACCGCCTCCTGTTTGTGCACTTGTAGCATTAGAAACTAAAGGTACTGTTAATGAATTATATTGTGTTTCTGTTTGTGATGTTTTAGGACCTACTATTACTGTTGTTCCAATTGCTGTTGCAAGATAGGATCCATAAATTTTTGCACCAGAAGTATGAGCAATAGCTGTAGTGTTAGCTAAAGTTTTTCCTCTAAATGGTGCAGCTGTTCCACGTGTACATCCTGTTAATGTATTTGTAGACCTACCTGTATATTGAATAGTTTCATTTGCATATGTTCCAACTAATAATGGATTAGTAATTACACCCGCTGTTAAATCAGCTTGTGTGTAAACTTTTTCTATAACAATATATCCTGCTGTTGGAAATTCAGATCCATCAGTTAAAATAATTGATGTAGCAGAATCACTTATGTTTCCATTTAAAGTTGTAGATAATTCTAAAGTTGTAATTGCAACTCCACCTACAGTTTGTTTTAAATCACTAAATCTTACGTAAGATGTTCCTTCATTTAAACCATTGTTTGGGAAAGAAACACTTAAAACTTTAGATGCTGCTGTTGTTGTAAATGGGTTTTCTGGTAAAATATCTTGCACTGCAAACTCTACTCTTGCAGGTCTTGCGTGTAATAATCCTTGTGGATCAGCTCCTACTGGATGTGGTTTTAATTGAGGTTGTTTAGGTTCAAATTCAGATGTATGTACCCAAGCACCAGTCCATTCTTGCACCATTTCTCTATATGGAAATGCTGCTCCTGATCTATCAGAGATCGCTAATGCTCTACTACCTTTTGCAAATCTAGCCATTATACGTTTGGATAGTATGTCTTCGGAGTAATAAATGTGCTAGCTGCAGAACCATCTTCCGATAATGCTCTAGCTAATTCATCCTCGTACAACAACTTCATCTCCTGTGTTCTTTGTGGTGCAAACTTCATAGATAAATAATACGATAGTCCTGAAACCATACATGGTACAAATCTATAAGGTGCATCACTTGCGTTAGTATATGCTCCTGCATCTTGAATTCTTCTTACATAATAAACACTTAAAAAATTTGATGCAGCAGTTGAGTTAGGTAAAGGATAAATAGTTAATGTAACTTTATCTATAAATCTTTGTACCCAAAATTGAGAAGGTGTTCCATTAGATGCTTTGTTTGCTGTTGCAGCATATGCATCTCTTGCAACTTTAGTTAAACCGGTATCTGATTGAGAAGTTGTATTATAATTTTGTCTATAAGAAACATTTAAAATATCTGAAATACCATAAACATTTGCTGTTGGAACAGTTGTTGCTTGTGGTGGTTCACCACCTCCAGGCACGTCTGTAGAGTTTCTATAAAAAGTATAAACACCCGATCCTTCAGCCGTAGCATCAATATTAGTTGTTGAACCTACAACTAAATTAATATTAGTATTTCCTACTTCCCAAAAATGTATTCCTCTATTACCCCATTCTTGAAAAAGAATGTTTAAAGATCTTCTTGCAGTTTTTATTTGATGTCCTGCAGTACCAACTAAACCGATACGTTCATATGCATCTGCAATAATTTCATCTATCGAGAAATCCTGATCAAATGAATATGATGAGGAAGTAGTATTAGCCATTGGCTACTCCTTTAAAATGTTCCTATTACGTAACAAAAATCACAGTTAGTAAGATCTACGTAAGCTCCATCATTACAATAAATACCAGCTCCTGGTAATTTAAATTCTTGAACAGCGTTATCGGCTGCT